GCTACGAATGGCCGTCCACCTACGACACCTCCAACGCCGTGCGCGTGCGCATTGCGTGCGGCCTCGACCCCGTGCCAGAAACGGTGCGCGCCTGGATGCTGCTGCGCATCGGCGCGCTGATCGAGCACCGCGCAGCCGTCGCCGCCGGGCAGACGCTCACGGCCATGCCGGATCGCTTCTCCGACCGCCTGCTTGACCGCTACCGGATCTACAGCGCATGACCCTCGCCATCAACGCGGGCGACCTGCGTCACCGCATCACCCTGCAGTCGCCGCCGGTGGGTCGCAACGCCGTGGGCGGACGCTCGGGCGACTGGGTGGACGAGGCCACCGTGTGGGCCGCTGCGTGGCCCGTCAGCGCCCGCGAGATGCTGGCCGGCGGGCAGATCACGAGCGAGGTCTCCGTGCGCTTCCGCATCCGCTACCGGGCCGGCGTGCTGCCAAGCTGGCGCGTCGTGTGGCGTGGCGTGGCCTACGCCATCGTCGGCGACCCGATCGACGTGCAGGGCCGGCAGGTGGTGCTCGACCTCATGTGTACGGCCGGCATCCGCGATGGGGGGGGCGCCGCATGATCGAAGCCCGCGTCACCGGCGTCGCTGATCTGCGCCGCGAGCTGGCCGCGCTGCCTGGAAAGCTGCGCGTGCGCGCCGTGCGCAATGCCTTGGCCGCTGGCGCACGCCTGGTGCGCAACGCTGCCCGCAGCGCCGCGCCGGTGCTGAGCATCGGCGACCCCGCCGTGCAGGCCGGCCGGCGCAAGCCCGGCACCGTGCGCAAGGCCATCAGCGTGCGCACCAGCAAGCTCGCGCGGCGCCGCGGCGACGTGGGCGTCTTCGTCAACGTGCGGCCCGCCAAGGCCGGCCAGCGAGGCGCCAAGAACCCCAACGACCCGTTCTACTGGCGCTTCATCCAGTTCGGCTGGAACCCGGCGAGCGGCCCTGACCGATTCGGCCGCGTCGCCCGCCGCGAGCGCCGCCGGCTCAACCAAGCCGGCGTCGCCAAGCGCGTGCCCGGCGTCAAGTTCCTGGAAGCCGGCGCCGCCCAGCTCGGCGCCGCGCTCAACGCCATCATGCCCAAGCTGCAGGCGGCCATCGCCAAGCTCAACACCCCGAAGGCCCCGCCGCCATGAGCAGCGCCGAATCCCAGTTTCGCGCCGTGCTGGCCGCGCACGCGCCGCTCACGGCCGTCATCGGCGCCCGCATCGCGCTGAACGCCATCCCCGAGGGCGGCGGCTTCCCCTGCGTGGTCTATGCCGTGCGCACCGAGCCCGCGCAGACGCTGCTGGGCGCAGGCGACGAGCTGCAGGCCACGATCAGCGTGCAGTGCTGGGCAGGCGATCAGCTCGCCGCGCGCGAGCTGGCCGACCTCGTGCGCGACGCCATCGACACCGCCGACGCCGCGCGCTGCGCCTACGTGCTGTCTGACGCCACCGTCTTCGACGAGGAGATGGGCCTCGACGGCGTCCAACTCGAGGTCGACTGGACGCCATAGCGCGTCCGCCAGTTCACCAACCAAGCCGCCCACGGGCGGCTTTTTTCTCGCCTGAAAGGAGCCAGCGATGGCAAACGTCCGAGGCCGCAACGTTCGCGTCGAGATCGCGGCCACCTATGCATCCGATGTCACGGTGACTGCGGTCACGCTCGCAAGTCCTGGCGTTGCCACCGCGACAGCCCACGGCCTGGCGAACGACACCGTGGGCTATTTCTACGATGTGGTCGGCATGGCCCAGCTTGAAAAGCAGGCCTGCCGCGTCAAGAACCAGGCCACGAACACGTTCGATCTGCAGGGCCTGAACACCACCGGCTACAGCGCCTACACCAGCGGCAAGTTCAAGCCAGTGGCTACCTGGTCCACGCTGTCGGAGGCGACGAGCTACAGCATCGGCGGCGGCGCCTCCGACAAGCTCGACGTGACCACGCTGCTAGACATCGTGCGCAAAGAGGAACAGGGCCTGCTGCCGACGCAAAGCGTCAGCATGAACGTGATTGCGCAGGACACGCCCAGCGCGGCTATGCTGCTGCTTGAATCGGCCGTGCAGACGCAGGGCCTCGTCGTGGTCCGCATCACGCTTGGCAATGGCGCCGTGCGCGTATTCACCGGCGAGTCCAGCACGCCGGGCGAGGACGTGAATGTTGGCGCCGTCGGTACGGGCGCGATCGACTTCGCGGCCAAGGGCTTCGTGCTCAAGCTCTCGGCGTGAGCGCGCAATCGCTCATCGCGCGGCTGGCCGAGCAGCGCCGCCACTGGGCAGAACTGCCAGGCGGTGTGCGCGTGCGGTTCTCACGGCCTCATGAGACCGAGTTCGCGCGGTTCCGCCTCGGCATCACCGTCGAGCACGTGTGCGAGTACGTCGACGGATGGGAGGGCGTCACCGAGGCCGTCGTGCTGGGGCCGTCCATCGGCTCCGACGCGCCTGTGCCATTCGACGCCGCGCTTTGGCGTGAGCTGGTGCGCGACCGCATCGACTGGGTGCCGCCGGTGGCCGAAGCCATCGCCAAGGCCATCACCGACCACCTCGCGGCCAAGGATGCGACGGCAAAAAACTGACGGCCGTGCTGGATGCGCAGGCGGGCATCCAGTACGAGGGCGAAACACCGCCGCCGCCCACCGATGACGACGTGATGGCCATCCGCGTGTTCAACGGTCTCGCCAACGGCATGGGCGGCATCGACTGGGCCGGTCTGCCGCTGCTGTGCGCCTACCACGGCGTGCGCGACGTAGAGGGCCTGTTGCACCGGCTGCTGGTCATCAAGGCCAACCGCAAGCCCGACGACGCATCCACTGACTGAGGCACGCATGGCCATCGCAAAGCTCAGCATCGACATCGAAGCGCGCCTTGCCAACCTGCAGGCGGGGCTGGACAAGGCCGGCCTGCTGGCCGAGCGCACCGCCAACCAGATCAGCGGCGCATTCAGCGGCCTCAAGAGCGTAGCGGCCACCGTCGGCCCCGCGCTGGCCGGCGTGTTCGCTGTTGCCGGCATTGCGGGCTTTGTGAGGCAGACGCTTGACGGCATCGACGCGCTGAACGACCTGAGCGACGCCACCGGCGCCAGCATCGAGAACCTGTCCGCGCTGGAAGACGCGGCCGCGCGCACCGGCACGCAGATGGACACCGTGGGCGCCGCGCTGGTCAAGCTCAACCAGCAGCTCGCCGCCGCCAAGCCCGGCAACGAGACCGACCAGGCCCTGCGCGCCATCGGCCTGAGCGCCGAGGAGCTGCGCCGGATCGACCCCGCGCAGGCGCTGCTGCAGGTGGCGCAGTCGCTGCAGCAGTTCGAGGACGACGGCAACAAGGCCAGGCTCGTGCAGGAGCTGTTCGGCAAGAGCGTGCGCGAGGTGGCGCCGCTGCTCAAAGACCTGGCCGAGTCGGGGCAGCTCAACGCCACCGTCACGAGGGAGCAGGCCGATCAGGTGGACCGGTTCAACAAGGAACTGGCACGGCTTGGCAAGACGGCCACCGACGTGGCGCGCGACATCTCCGGCCCGCTGATCACCGCCATCAACAACCTGCTGGAGCGTGGGCGCAAGGAGGGATTTCTTTCCGCGCTGTTCACGCCCACGGAGACTGGCCGAGCCATTCAGCAGGCGGAAGACCTTTCGCGGGCGATCACCGTCGTGACCGACCGATTGCTGCGGGCTGAGACACTGGCGAAGAACCTTGAGCTTCCGGGAGCCGTGCGTGCCAAGTGGGCGGCCGATGCCGCGGCGCTGCGAAAGCAGCTCGAAGGGCTGCAGCGGCAGGCGCTGGACGTGACGCAGGGGCTCAAGGGGCCATTGCCAGACGAGTACGGCAACGAAGGGCGCAACAGGCCGCGAGCAAGCCTGCCGACGATCAGTGCCGCGCCCAAGCCAGCGCGCGTGGCCGGCCTCGACCGCGCACCGGACACCTATGCCGACGTCATCGGCCGCGGTGTGGCTGCGCTGATCGAGAAGACCGACACCGTGAAGCTGGCCGAGCTGAACGCCCAGCTGGCCAAGCTCGAAGAACTTGCCGCAGCCGGCCTTGACCCGAAGATCGTCGAGCAGGTGCGCAGCCTGTTGATCCCCGTCGACAAGGGCGATGTGGGGCCGCCCATCAGCGCCGAGCTGGAGAAGGTCAACGCCCTGCTGGCGCAGACCGACTCGCGCAAGCTGGCCGAGGCGCAGCGCACCATCAGCCTGCTGGGCGAAGAGCTGGCCCGCGTCGACCCCGGCACCCAGCGCTTCTATGAGCTGCAGGACGCCATCCTGGCCGCGCATGAAGAGCTGACCGCCCTGGCCGGCACCTTCCCCGACCTGAGCAAGGCAGCCGAGAAGGAGGGCAAAAAGATCGCCGACGAGCTGGGCTTCGCCTTTAGCAGCGCCTTCGAGGATGCCGTCGTCAGGGCCGAGAGCCTGAAGGACGTGCTCTCCGGCCTGGCGCAGGACATCTCGCGCATCCTCACCCGCGAGCTGGTGACCGAGCCGCTGGCCAAGGCCGCTGTCGACTGGGTCAAAAGCGTCAACTGGGGCGGCCTGATCGCCGGCATCTTCGGCGGCGTCGCCAGCGCCAACGGCAACGCCTTCACCGCCGCCGGCATCCAGCGCTTTGCCAACGGCGGCGTCGTCACCGCGCCCACGCTCTTCCGCTATGGCGGCAACCGCCTGGGCGTGATGGGCGAGGCTGGTGCCGAGGGTGTGCTGCCTCTGCGCCGTGGCGCCGACGGCAAGCTCGGCGTCATCGCCCAGGGCGGCGGCGCCATGAGCGTGACCGTGACCAACCACTTCAACCTGCAGGGCCAGATGGACCGCCGCACGCAGGCCCAGATCGCCACCGACGTGGGCCGCAGTGTGCAGATCGCCATGCGCAGGAACGCCTGAGATGAACGTCATCACCGACGCGGTGTTCCCCGAGTTCATCAGCTTCGGGTCTCAGGCCGACCCGACGTGGTCGACGGAGATCGTCGAGACCGTCAGCGGGCGAGAGACTTCGATCCAGAACTGGTCCGACGCGCGGCACCGCTACGACGTGGCCATGGCCATCACCAAGGCCAGCGACTACCAGGCCGTGCGCGCGCACTTCCACCTGGTGCGCGGGCGTGCCAACGGCTTCCTGTTCAATGATCCGCTGGACTACGCCGCCACCGCGGCCAACGGCAAACTGCTCTCGGCCGCCGGTGCCGCCATCGCGGCCGATGGCACCTACCAGCTGTTCAAGCGCTATGGCAGCGGCGCCGCGGCCTATGACCGCAAGATCACCCGGCCCGACTCGCCAATCCAGGTGCTGCGCACGCGCAGCAGCAGCACCACCAACATCGTGGGCGCCGGCGCCACCGTCAGCTACACCACCGGCACCGTGGCCATCACCGGCCACGCCAGCGGCGACACCTATGCCTGGGTGGGCACCTTCAAGGTGCCGGTGCGCTATGACACCGACCGCTTGCCCGGTGCAATCGTCAACCGGCAGCCCGGCGGCGGGCAGCTGTTCGTCAGCGTGCAGAGCATCCCCGTGGTGGAGATCCGCGAGTGAAGACCATCCCATCGGGCCTGCTGGCGCACTACGCGTCCGGGTCCACCAAGCTCGCGCTTGCCGTGCGCATCACCCGCAGCGACGGCGAGGTGATCGGCATGACCTCGCACGAGCGCGACCACGTCATCGGCGGCGTGACCTACATCGCCACGCACGGGCTGGAAACCAGCCAGGTCATCACCACCGCCGGCCTGGCCGTGGACAACCTGGAGATGCGCACGCTCGACGACGGCACGATCTTCGACCGTGCCGACGTGCTGGGCGGCCGCTGGAATGGCGCGCGGTTCCTGATCTTCCGCTACTGCTGGGCCGACATCTCGCTGGGCACCGAGCCGCTGATGGCCGGCGTGTTTGGCAACGTCACGCTGCAGCAGGGGTCCATCGTGGCCGAGCTGCGCGGCATGCAGCAGTATCTGCAGCAGGCGGTGAGCAACGTCACCACCAAGACCTGCCGCGCGCGCCTGGCCGACTACCCGACGCCCAATGGCAAGAACCTGTGCCGGCTGGACGCCGAAGACTGGCTCGAGAACGGCACCGTCACTGCCGTCACCTCGCGCGCGGTCTTTGCCGCATCTGGCATTGCCAACGCCGACACGGCCGACTACTACGGCGAGGGCGTGCTCACCTGGGTGACCGGCGGCAGCGCCGGGCTGCGGCAGAAGGTGCGCACGCATGCCACGGGCGGCGTGTTCACGCTGATCCTGCCGATGAAGGTCGACATCGAGGTCGGCGACACCTTCGAGGTCATCGCCGGCTGCCGCGGCCGCCTGCAGGAAGACTGCCGCAACAAGTTCGACAACGTGCTCAACTTCCAGGGCGAGCCGCATCTTCCCGGCGTGGACGCGCTCACTGCAGCGCCGGACGTCAGCGCATGAGCACCCACCCCGTCGTGGCCGTGGCGCGCAGCTGGCTGGGCACGCCCTGGCAGCACCAGGGCCGGCTGCCCGGCGTGGCGCTGGATTGCGTGGGCCTGGTGATCTGCGCCGCGCGGGCCGTGGGCCAGGTGCCCGCGGACTGGGACTTCAATGGCTACGCCCGCGCGCCCGACGGATCCATGCTGCCGCTGTGCGACGACATGCTCACGCGCGTGCCGCCGGCGGAGATGGCGCCCGGCGACGTGGCGGCCATCGCCATCGGCAGCAACCCGCAGCACATGGCCATCGTCGGTGACTACCGGCACGGTGGCCTGAGCCTGATCCATTCGCACTCGGTCGTCGGCCGCGTGGTGGAAACCCGCATGCTGTGGTCGCGGGGCTTTCGCCTGAGCGGCGTGTGGCGCATGGAGGCCTGAGCGGTGTCTTACTCGCAAATCGGCGGTGTCATTGGTGCCGCGGTGGGCTACTACGTCGGCGGCCCATCCGGCGCCCAATGGGGCTATGCCATCGGCGCCGGTGTGGGCGCGCTGGCCACGCCCAAAGAGAAGATCCAGGGCCCGCGGCTCGAGGACCTGAAGCTCACCGGCAGCGAGTACGGCTCGCCCATCCCATGGGTGCAGGGCCACCCGCGCATTTCCGGCGGGGTGTGGTGGTCCAGCGAGAAGCGCGAGATCGCCACCACCGAAGAGCAGGGCAAGGGCGGCGGCGCCGAGGTCACCACTTACACCTACGAGGTCGACGTGCTGATCGGCCTGACCGACAACGAAATCGCAGGCATCCGCCGCATCTGGAGCAACGGCAAGCTGGTGTACAGCGCCGCCGACGATGCCGCCGCCGACACCCTGGCCGCATCGCAAGACAGCCCGCCCTGGCGAAGCGTCACGGTGCTCACCGGCGCCAGCGACCAGCTGCCGCATCCGGTGTACGAGGCCGCGGTCGGCACGTCCGACGCCTGCGCCTACCGCGGCCGCGGCGCCGTGATGGTGGAAGGGCTTCAGCTCGGCGGATCGGGGATCATGCCCAACCTGACCTTCGAGGTGGTGGTCGACGGGGAGGCGCAGAGCGGGTCGGCGGTGCTGCTGCAGAGCCGCTTCGTGGACGCCAACGCGGACGACGAGAGCCCGTACGACAGAGGGCCGCCAACGCAAAACGGCGGCGTTGTTGGAGAAGGCGAATACGTCATCAATCGGAACAACCTGACAAGTCCGTTGACTCCCAGTTTTCTTGAGTACGAGCCCTCCGGCTTTGAGTCCAATGGATCAGATGCGCTGACTTGTGAGGCAATCGTCGAATTTGTTCAGACTCCGAATATCAGTTATACGCACGTCTTCGGGATCAGCTACAACACGGCAGATGCAGTCGCTGCGCATGCCTTTGGGTACTACGCCGACGCCGGACTGATCTGCTACGACAATGCGGAATTCGGTCTCCAGTACATAAGCCCGTCGCCACCCGCGACACCTACACATCTGGCAATCGTATTCGCGGCCAGCGGGACACGCGCATACATTGGCGGCACCAAAGTGTGGGAGTCGCTGGCCAGCGCAATACCGGTCTCCGCGCAGATGCGGGTGCGTATTGGTGACCCGGCCGGATACACGAGCGGCGTGACGCACTTCAAGTGCCTGGGCTTTCGTGTCTGCCAGGGTGAGGTTTACACAGGATCGAGCTTCACGCCGCCGACCAGCATCCCAGACCCACTTGGCGGCGACCTGATCAGCATCACCGAGACATCCTTGCGAACGGTGGTCGAGCGTCTGTGCGGCACCATCGGCCTGACGTCGGCGGAGTTCGACGCATCCGACCTGAGCGAGATCACCAAGCCCGTGCGCGGCCTGGCTGTGGGCCAGGTATCGGCGGCGCGCCGGACGCTTGAGGTGTTGCAGGCCGCCTTCTTCTTTGAGAGCAGCCTCAGCGACAAGCTGCGCTTCCGGCCGCGGGCCGTCACCCCAGTCGACGAGATCGACTATGACGACCTGGCCGCCGGCAACGAAGAGGCCAGTGGGGAGCCGCTGGTGCTGGTGCTGGCCAGCGATGTGGAGATGCCGTCGCAGTTTGCCGTCAGCTACATCAACAAGGCCGCCGACGACCAGACCGCCACCGAGCGCAGCGACCGGATGCTGGCCTCGCAGGATTCGGTGGCCGTGGTGGCCATGCCGATTGGCATGCTGCCCGAAGAGGCGAAGGGCATTGCCGACGCCATCCTGGTGGACACGCTGGCATCCAGCTCGACCACCGCGATCCGCGTGCCGCTCAAGTACGCCGAGCTCGAGCCCGGCGACGTGGTGACGGTCAACGACGGCGCCGGCGGCCAGGTGCGTGTGCGCCTGGTGCGCCGCACCGACGCCCTGGGCGTGCTGGCGTTCGACGCGGTGCTCGATGACGCCAATGCGCTCACCTCCGCGGGCCTGACCGCCGAGGACTACGTCGAGCAGGTCACCATCGACCAGCTGGCCGATACGATGATGGTGCTGCTGGACGTGCCGCTGCTGCGCGACGCGGACGACGCGCCCGGGTGGTACGTGGCGGCGCGCGGCACCAATGCGAACTGGCCCGGCGCGACGATCAGGCAGAGCGCGGACGACGTCACCTATTCCACAGCGGCCGAGGTGGCAGAGAGCGCGGTGCTCGGCACGTGCATGACGACGCTGGGCAACTTCACCGGCGGCCACGTGTTCGACGAGGTCAACTCGCTCACGGTCGACGTCGGGCCTGGCCAGCTCAGCAGCGCTACCCGCACCGCGTTGCTGGAGAACCGGCAGCTCAACGTGCTGCAGGTCGGTGCAGAGGTGATCCAGTTCCGCACCGCAACGATGACGGCGCCCGGCGTTTATGTGGTGAGCGGGCTGCTGCGCGGCCGCGCCGGCACCGAATGGGCCATCGGCGGGCACGCGGCCGGCGAGAAGTGCGTGCTGCTGCGGCCGCGCGGCCTGCGTCGGGTGGCCACCGAATTCAGCGAGGTGGGGCAGCTGCGCTACGTCAAGGGCGTGACCCGCGGCAAGCGCGAGGACGAGGCCGACGCGCAGACCTTCACCAATACCGGCGTCAGCGGCATGCCCTACGCGCCGGTGGACCTGCGCAAGGTGCTGGTGGATGGCGCGGTCGAAGCCACGTGGAAGCGCCGCACCCGCCTGTCCACCCGGTTCATGGGCGCCACCGGCGCCGTCGTGCCGCTGGGCGAGCCGACCGAGCGCTACCAGGTCGACATCTACGAGCCGGGTGGCGGCCCGTTGCTGAGCACGGTGATCGTGACCGAGCCGCGCATCGGCTCCACCGGCGGCACCGGCAGCGGCGGGCTGGCGTCGGGCACCGTGGTCAAGACCTGGTCGGAAGGCATCAGCTTCCCTTACGAGTACGGCGGGCACCTGTTCGGCGTGCTGGTCGAGGGCGACGGCAGCCGCGTGCTGGTGAAGATGAACGCCGCTGGCGACGTGGTCGACAGCTCGTTCGTACTGGGCAATGAGGTGCAGGACGTGGTCTATGTGGGCTCGACCTGCTACGCGATCGGGCACTTCCTGTACTCCAACGGGTCCTACCAGCTCACGCGCATCTACAAGTTTTCGCTCGACAGCCTGAGCACGCTGTCGGCCTACTACAC